ATACATAAGGGTCTGTAGTTAAATTATGTTCAAAATAACCAGCGGTAAAACCTGTGCTGCCAGCTGAATAAATTCTATCGTATGTTCCATCAGCCACTGCTGAAGTAGCCGAACCATCCATTATAATTTGATTATCGCAAAAAGCAAATGGAGTTTGTGTTGGGGTTATTGAAGGAGTACTTCCACAATTTCCATAAGTCAACTTATAGTTCACCGTGTCAGCACTTGTTGGTGATTTCAAATTCAAACAATCATTAAATGATTGAGCGCTCGAGTTAATATTTTGATAAGTTACGGCTGAAATTGGAACATAAGCATTACAATAGATGAAGTCATCTTCATTATCACAAACTCTCCAAACATCACTTTGTTCAGAGAAAATAATTACATCATTATTAGCACTCTCCCAAACACTCCAATAGGCTCCATTAAAGATTTGACATTTTATATTAGCAATTGGAGAATCATCCATATAACCATAATAACCACCATTCATATAGGCTCTGTAATAGGTTCCAGTAAATGCTGAAAACGAAGCGGTCTTACCTGAAAATTCAATATATTCACAACAAGGTCTTGGGCTAGTGGTTGGACTAGCGGTAATCGAAGGTGTCGGGCTCGGCGGTGGTGTGCTAGTCGGAGTAGCGGTCACCGTTGTAGTTTGGGTTGGAGTAATCGTCGGAGTTACCGTCGGAGTAGCTGTGCTTGTCTTTGTCGGGGTCAAAGTGGGAGTAGCAGAAGGACTCGGAGTCGGTTCAACAATATCAATGAAGATATCGTGAATCGGTCTCAACTCACCAAGATAACGAGTCCATTTCTGCCTAAAAAAAACTTTGTCCCCACTCATTTAATAAGTTATAATTAAAATTTAATAATCTACAGTATGTAAAATCATACCCAAATTCGGACCACCAATTGATGCTGTTGTTGATTGAGTCGAAGGTAATGTATTGGAATATGGATTATCAAAAGTTGTTGTACCAGTTAAAACTGCGTAGTTTCCATTATTTCTATAACCACCCGTAGCACTATAGGTGTTCGTTGTTACCGTTAAAAATGCTCCATAAATCGAATGATTCAAAGTTGTTTGTGTGTTTAAACTAGAACCACCGAATCTTACAGTTGGTTGAACACCAGCATTTGAAACTTTGAAAACAATCCAATAAATACCAGCACCATAACCACTAAAAGAAATATGAGAACCGAATGTTGCGGTTTTGATTCCCGTTGAATTTGTAGTAATTGTAAGTCCAGAAATAATTGGGGTGTGTGGATAAAGTCCATAAGGATTTATCATTTGTGATGTATAGATTGCCGCTTCACAAGTATCACTTGATGTAGTTGCTGTTATAACATTATAGCTCATAGCAGAATAGGAGAAATTTCCATTATCATAGAAAGGATAACATAAAATAATATTCTGTGTACCAGCAGCCATTTGGACGGCAGCACTATTTAGAAAACCTGAACCATAATATTGTCCTTTTAATGGGATATAAGATGGTATGTTAACCGCCTCAAGCATATTTGTGGCGATTCTCAAACCTGTTTCATTTCCAATTCCATCTTGGATTGATTGTAAATTTGAAGTGATACCAGTGGTCGAATCTGCTAATTTCAATAGACCCTGATAACTATTTTGAATTTGTTGACCTGTTAATGTACTCATTTTGAGTTATATTTTATTTTGTTAATTTATTGTCGAACCTGAAGGCGGGACTACGGGATTATACTCTTGTAAAGTCAAATCTCTAATCCAATCATGTTCAGGATATATTGAGTTATTTATTTCTTGTTCACTTATAATCCAAGGTAAAGTATCACCACTTAATCTTGGGTTAAAATACCAATTTGGTTGAACCAATTGTCCAACCAAACTATCTTTTTGATTTATTGTAAGAGCTGCTACTAATTCCATTTTTAATAAGTGTTTCTTCCGAGTGTTGTATTGAATGTGTTTATTATTGATGAAAGGGTTGATGTTTCTCCACTTGTTAAAGCTTTACCAATACAGAAGAAATTATATCCACGATTGTTATATCCTTCAGTTACATTATTATCAATTCTTCTAGCACCAAATACATATTGGTTATCACATCTAGCGTTTGAAGCTGCTTGTGAACTAACTGACCTTTGAACCCCTTTCCAAAATAATACTTCACCTGAAGATGTTGACCCTGTTCTCATACCTACAAACATACCAGCTCCGTTATTTGAAACATCAGTCCATGTGGCATAACCACTATTGGAACGATGAACAGATATTCCAACCTGTGTTACTTCATTGAGATAAAAAGCTGTTCTTGAGTTAGCACTAGCTGAACCTACACCACAATCTACACCAGAATTGGTTATGTCTGGTTTGAATGAATAAATTCCCATGTGGAAATCATTCGTGGATGTTTGATTGTCATTATAGAAAGTATTAGCGTAGGCATTTGTTCCATTACCTGTAGCACCACTTGAACTGAATGTCCAACCCCCATTGAATTGAAGATTGTTTGTTCCAGGAGATTTACCTTGAATTGACATACCACCACTATTTCCACCAATCATTGGATAGAATATGGATATCTTATCCCACAATCCATTAGCAACAATGTCTGTAAATAAAGTTTCTGTTGCTGCTGATACTGTCGAAGTTACGCCTGTTCCACCACTGGCTAAAACTGCCGCCAAGAATGTTCTAGCTTCAGTTGTACCTGAAGGAGCTGAAGAAGCACTTGGTGTGATTGAAGGAGTCGGAGTATTTGAAGCAGTAACCGTGGTAGTCGGACTAGGTGTTAAAGTAGCCGTAGTTGACGGAGTCGGTGTGTTGGTAGCAGTTAATGTAGTTGTAGTCGTAGGAGTGTTGGTCGGTGTGCTTGTGTTAGTCGGAGTTGATGTGTTTGTGGGACTCGGTGTCGGTGTTGGGACATTTATACAATCGTTCCAAAGTGTTGAATCATTTTCCCAATTATCATTATTTGTATTCCAATAACAATCCACAATTGGACTCGAAGTCGGAGTATTGGTCGGAGTCGTTGTGCTAGTATTTGTCGGTGTGTTCGTCTGCGTTGGGGTGTTCGTTGGTGTGACCGAAGGGGTAATACTCGGAGTAGGGCTCGGAGTTATCGCTGGAACATTCCTTGGGTTGACAACATTACCAGTTAAGATTGCTGAACCCAAACCCGCTTTCATTGAAAGGGGTTTAATCAATTCGTTGATATCAGGTTTGTAAACACGGATAAAACCCGTACCACCGACGGGTCTATAAGGTCTTCCTTTCCAATTGAGTGGAGCCATGAATAAAAATATAAGGCATTAAAAATGAGGGGAAATTATTCCCCTCAAATTTATATTATTAAGATTGAACTGTGAAACCAGAAGCGATTGCTGCCAATGTTGTAGTAACATCGATTTCTCTCGCAGGATTTGGTTCACCACCTGTCATCGTAATTGAGATACCATTAAGGTCGTTGTAAGCTTGACCAGTTTGTTGAGAACCAGTTGTTACCATTGCTCCGTTGCTCCAAGCAACAGCCCAAAAACGCTCATTGTTATCTTTTACGATTATGTAAAGTTCATTTTGTTTAACCAAATCAAAGAATAGATTTCTTAATGACTGGTTCAGCTTTGGTAATGAAATTACCACTGCCGGTTGGAATGTAACAGATTGAGCGACATCATTTACCAAAATGTCTTCAGTGAATGAAGAAGATTGTTTTACAAGTTCAAAATGATACCAAGTACCAGAACCAGAGAAACTTGTGATTTCGTCTGTAACTGAAGTGGTATATCCTGAAACTGTATTGCCGCTAACACCCAAAATCCACAATTCCTTGATACCCCCAATTGATGCGTTTCGGCAGTCGAGGGTATAAACTTGGTCGATAAAACATGACATAGTTTATAAGAATTTAATTTTAGGTTTATTAGTTTTTAGCCAACACGAAGCTGTCTACAGAGAATACTCCAAGTCCGTATACCATACGAGCAAAGATTTTAACGATATCCTCATAAGGGTCATACATACCTTTGATTTCTATTCCGCCATTTTCTGTAGCGTTCATACCAACCATATAGTAAGAAGCAGGACCTGTAACAACAGCACTTTGTCCATCTAATCCCTGTGTTGGTATCACCCTTACATTTGTGCCGGGTAACATTACTGACCATTCTTGACCTTGAGCTGCTCTAGCATCATCAAATGCGAACAAGTTGATGTAAGAAGAGTTTCTCATAGAAGCAACTAAACCTCTATAGTCAGAATAAGAACAGAACATAACTAGGTCATTTCTGTGTAATACATTCGCAGGAATGTTTTGGTAGTAAGAAGAGAATACATCCAATCCGTTAGTTGAAGTAGCCGCTGTGTAAGCAACTTGTGTAGCACCATTACCTGAAGTAACAAGAGCTAATACCCCATCAAAACATTGGTTGTTATATTCTGTTCCACCAGTCGCAGTTGTATTTCTCCACAATTGCTTTTCAATTGAATTAGCAATTCTGTTTGAAATATCTGTTAAGATTAACTCCTCAAAAGGAACTGTCTCTTGGAAGTTAGAGTTTGACAATCTCTGAGATAAGAAATAGTCATAAAGGTCATAAGCACATAAGCTTTGATTAACCTTTTTGTTACAAGTTTGGATTGTAACTTGGTTGATTGTTGTATCTCCTGTTGGTGAAAATCCACAAGAACCATCTTGGAAGATTACATCGTTCTCCAACCATCCTACTTGTTGTGTCCCTTTAATGTTTGGACGAATGGTAGCATATTTTGGAAGAACCTCACCGAGGATACTTTTAATCAACATATCTGTAGCGTTTTGGTCAATCCACACGCTCAGGTTATTCAAATCGTACGAAAACGATTGTTTACCTGTTTTCTGAATTTTGTTATTCATTTTTTGTTGAATTTGTAATTTTTGTTTATTAGTTTCTTATTTGTTTTAAGAATTCTGCTCTGAAATCTTCAAAACTATCTTTGATTGCTGCCTTCTTTTCCACTGGTTTTCTTTCAGGTGAATTTTTAAAAGCTTCAAAATCCTGTCTTAAATCAGACATATCAGTTTTGAATTTCCCATTTAAATTGTTGACTAAACCAAGGATTTCTGTAACCCCTTGTTTGATTTGGTCCATTTCAGTTGTGACTTGAGACGAAAATACGGAACGGACTAATTCTTCTTTAGCCATTTCAACATCCATGTCAGGAGCACCTGGCATCTCCATAAAGTTACCAGCTTTGATAGCACCACAAACTCTCTTGGCGATTTCTTCGTCACCATATTGTTTCATTTGGTCTGCTATACATTCATCCCACGGATATTTTTCCATCTTATACCTTCTCATTTCCTCAACATTTTCTCTTTGAGTAATAACCCCGTCTTTCGTTTGAATTCTAATTTTGTTTTCATTACCACTTGTGTCTTTTAAAACAACTTGATGTTCACCGTCCGGTGCTGGTGATTTCTCACCATCGGGACCGACAACTTCAACCTTTTCTCCGACATCAAATGTTGGTGATTCCAAAACTTGACCTTGAGCATCTTTAGCTTCCGTAAAAGCTAAACCTTCTTGAGATTCTTCATCAGCTTCTTGTTTTTCAACTTCCATACCAGAAGCTATGTTTTCAAGTTTTGTGATGATTGACTCTTCGTCTACAGTTACCACGATACCCTCACGAGTTTTGTGTGAACCAGTAGGTGCTGGGGTCAAAGTAGAATCTCCAATTACATATAGAGTTTGACCAACTTGAAATTCACCTTCTTCATTGTTGGTGATTTCAGTTTGACCATCTTCTAATACTGTTCTAAAGAAATTCTCTTTTTTGAATTTCAAACCGAGTAATTGGACTATTCTATCAATTGCTTGAGTTGCGTTCATATTACTTAATTTGGTTTATAATGTTTATGATTTCTTTAAGTAAATATTCATCATGTTGTGATGAAGAAAACTTATATTCAAAATTGCCCTCTATTGATATACCTTTTATTTCTCCTTTCTTTACCATTTCCCATACTTCGTCGGAATCAACCCTAAACCCAACCATCCAAGTCCCCTTTGGTACTTGTGTCTTGTCGTAACCCAAAGCGTAGGATTTATCCATATCTCCTTCGACAATCCAAGATTCAACCAAATAAACCCCATCTAATTTTAAATCAGAATGCTCGTAGTTGGTATGTCCGTCACCTGTTCTTTTGTCGATAAGATAGCGCTGTGCCATCCTTTCGATTGTTTCTGGTTTGAAAGTAACAAAGTAACGCTCCTTGGATACTTCGTCAATCCGTGGAATCAAGATGCCCGGCTTCATAGCTGGTGAATAAATCATCCTTCTTTCACCATCAACTTTAAATTCCAAACTTTTCTGTGTGGATAAAGAAACTGGTGCCACAGATTTTATTCCAAGTTTTCTATAATCTCTTCTTGTTGAATCATCATTTTCAATCGCTTCAACTATGTTATAACCTCTTTCCAATAACCATTTAGCTTTATATTCCTTAAATGCTCTTGACGAATTTGGACCTTGTGGAAAATCAGATAAAAATATTTCATCAAACTTTACTCCCGCTCTTACCAATTCTCTTGTAGTAGAATTGAGTGTAGTTTTAGGTCTGGCAGATACAATTATAATTTTGTGGTTTTTCCATTTGTCATTTATGTAATCAACCGTCTTTTTAATTGGAGCCCCACCACGGATTAGGGTATCATCAATGTCAACAATTATTGATGAACTTGATTGTTTGGTCATCTTTTGTGATTGGGAAATAGCATAAGCTCTTTCTGACCTTTTCTTTGTTTCTTCAGAATAGTATCCGTTGTTTGGTAATGACTTTGGAGGAGTACCTGCTTTTCCTTCTGCGAAACCTTGGTCAACAATATCTTTTCCTTGAACCAAGAATTTCTTCCAAGCATGAACGCAGTTTGGTCCACCTTTGTATAACCACTTTGAATATGGTTCACGATTGTGACCGAACTCCGTGTTAAAATCTCTTAATAAATCTATTTCCAATCTTCTGAAATACCTGTTCTCAATTGAAACACAGAAATCCCTATCAGGAAATCCATCTAATACTCTTTCATACTTGAAATAGATTGTGGGGGTTCTGTGGTTTCTTCTTTTTATTTCTGCTTCTGTGGCACCCCTCAAAGACCCAACAACAGCTTCAAACTTTTCATAATCGGTGTCTTTAAGATACTTTAATAACTTGGCAGCCTCAAATTCTTCTTCAGTATATTCTTCCATTTCATCGTCTTCGTCAATTGGTTCAGGATGTGTTTCACAAGGCATATAAACCTCTTGACCATCGATGGTGTGAACATGGTATCCAGCACAACCTATTTTTCCAGCATACTTTTCTGCCTCTTCTATGGAATCAAAAACTGGCATTCCATTGATTACTGTATTACCAAAGTATAACTCATCTTTTGGATATGGATAAGTTCCGTCGTCCCAACATCCACAACCACAACCTTCTATTTCGGAAAGTTCAGTTTCAGGAACACAATTGGGGACCATAACACCATCTTCTTCTTTCATACCAATCATGATATATCCATCCCAACAAGGTTTTTCAAATTGATAATCTTCCATATCTCCACCACAACCACACATCAAAGTTGAACCAGTTGTTTGAATGTAAGGGGCTAAACCACTTACATCATATCCCATTTCTTCAAATTGTCTTATTTTTCTTTCTGCCCATCCAAGTGCTTCTGTACCACCCCACGAGTCCCACATCAATAATCCACATCCATCATCATAAGATTTGGAAGATTCCAAATCAACCTTATGTCTCGAAAGATATGAGAACATGCGCTTTATCGTTTCCATTGAAACAGCTTCACCCTTGGCTAATTGATTAGCTCTTTGTTTTCCAACGGGTGTACCACAAGAACCCCACCCATTTTCTTCAGTCCATTTTAAGACCTTTTTGGCGTTATTTTTTACAGCTTCAGGATAATCCGAATAACTTTCTTGAAACGATTCTTGGGTCATTTCTGCTCGTTTTGGATGGTCTGTAGGTAACAGGTCATTATCACCTTTGTATTTAGAATTTTCAGGTCTACCATTTTTAACCAAATACAAAAAAGCATTGACACGAGCTAAAGCCCATTGTTCTGCCGAATTTACCCTTGGAGAGTGAGACACATTATAGGCACCCACTCCTCTTTGATATACAGATTTAAGCATACCAACATTAACACCATATCCAAGTTTGTCTTTATATCTTTCATTGAAATCATCTGCTTTAT